ATCGGCGTCAACGTAGACCTCGGTGCCGTCCGGTCGTTTGACCGTGGCGCCGTCTGTGTTGCGCAAAGCCCACCGGCGAACCTCCTGAGCGCTCTTGATTTTCGCATCAAGCGCTTCAGCGGTATCGACGTCGGCGAGCGGGTTCTCCGCGCTAGGCTGCAGGATCGGGCGCGAAGCCTCATTGACCTGCGATTCCAGCTCTTGAAGGCGCTTTTGTGCTTCTTCGTATTGCGATTTGACGGTAGCGGCTTCTTCGGCGGCGGCTTTCTTTTGGGCCGTCAGTTTATTTATGCGCTTCTGGACGTTGTCCGGTGATGGCGCTTCGCCTGCCTCGTCTTCGCTGTCTTCGGAATCTTCCGAGTCGCCAGACTCTTCTGTGCTGTCCTCTTCGGAGGTTTCCTCGGTGTTCTCCTCGGTCTCCTCTTCGTTTGTCTCGTCCTGTAAAAGATCTTCGGCGTCATCCGCCGACTTCACTTCTTCCAGTTTCTGCTCCGGCATGCCGCCAGACAGCTCCTGAATAGCTAGTGAAACTACATCTACATCAGCGTCGTTCGACGCCACTTTCCCTTCCGCCATGGATTAACCTCCAAGTAGTGCCAGAGCGTTCGTCGCTCAGTCCGATCAACACCCAGCGCCATGAGGGCGCACTCCACGTTGATATATCTAGTATTGGACAAATGCGGACAAATGTCCAGCGGTATTTTGAGAGAGCTGTGAGGCCAGAGGTGGGAAGGTATCGCTATGTGATACTTCGCTTATGTCGCCGAGCGACATTTCGCGGGTGTGGCGTGGATAGGATCGGCTATAGTTCTGCACAAGTGATTGCACTTTCTGTCACCTTTTGTGCGGTGTTTTTGATACAAAGCGTATGCACTTGCGCGCGGAGTTATACGGCTTGCAACGAGTTCCCGAGCGGGTATGCGCCAAAATCGGCTACAGAGGTGGCGCCAATTTGTCGTCCCGCAAGGGTATAGAGCGGGAACATGGCTTTACACTAAGCGGGCTAATGTCGCGGGATGCGTACATTGGCGGCAGTAGTTCAAACGTGGCTTGAACTACGGCGCAAAAGCTACTCCACGCGATGCGACTCCGCGCGGCGTGCTTCGAGCGCGTCCCACAGTTCCTGCAGCGCGCAGAGCTGACCGGCGGCGTGTGCGAGATATCCGCCCTCCTTCGAGGTCGCCATCGTGCTGCACAGCGTGACGGCGTCGGCGATGCGGTCCTGCAGCTCCGTCATTACGGCCAAGTAGGCATTCGGCGCCTGCTCGCGGCTGAAGGCAAGGGCGCCTTTGGGGTCGTAGTTGTCGGACACGGCATAGCGGTCCACCGGTATGGTTTTGGTTTTTTGCGTGAATAGCATAATTTTTAAGGCGTTTGTGTTCGTGGTTCTTGAATGGCGAATGGCCAACTCGTCATTTGTGACGCTTTAGTTTTTGGGTTACTCTGTTGTTGGAAAATTAAGGCGTCACATCTGACGCTTTATATCCAGAACGGATACATGAGCTTGTTTGCCTCTATGACGTGCGGGCCGCACTCGCGGCAAATGGGGCCGAGTTGTTCGTCAACTCCGTGGATGTCCTCGATACGAAGCTGCTTGCTACACACGCCACAACGCGGCGGCTCTTTGCTGCGTCCGCGCCATGGCCTCGCGCGCGGGGGCGGTGGAATAATTCCGGTGGGAGCCACTAGTAGCTTCCTCCTCCGCGGGACATGAGCGTCTCGCCGTCCACGTTTCCGGCGCCTGAGAGCGCGATAAATTTCACGCAGTCAACAGGGTCTTTTGTGCTCCCTTTTTTACCGTCCGCTCCGGTATACGTCGCCAGCGCGTAGATCGTGTTCTTGCAGCGCTCCGAGATGTAGAGCTTCGGCTGGTTGAGCGCGTTGACCGGCTGCTCAGGGTTGTAGTGCAGCATGGAGTTGACCATGGCGATGCCCTCGTCAATCGAGTCGGCCGGTGCGGCGAGGAAATCCACGCCCAGCTCGCCCATCTCATCGATCAGGGTTGTCGGCATCTCGCGCGCGAGCGTCGGCGCGTTGCCAAAGCGACTGTCCATGTATCTCTCAAAGATCTTCTCGCCGTTCTCGACGCGCTTGATTTCCTCGACGTATCGCTCCAAGCCAAACCCGAAATCGCTCTGCGCCGGTCCCGCTTTGCCGTCCATCTTCTTGCCGTCCGGCAGCGCCCACTCTCCGGCATATCCGATCGATGGGATGTAGTCGTCCATGCTTGGCCATTCGCGGTAAATGATGCAGCGACCGGCCGAGTCGTGGACGGACCAGAGCTGAAACCAGTTTCTACCGCTGGCAGGATCGACCCAGTGATACCGCGTGCCCTCCGGCACGTCGCTGTGCCTGATGACGTGAACCTTCTCGTTGAATAGTGGGAAGCGGCCGGAGATAGCCTTGGTCGGCACACCATAGGCGCGACATAAAATCTTCTCCTTGGTCTCGTTTTGAAGCTCCCTGCGCATGCGCGACCATCCGGCCCATGGATTGGCCTTGGTGTGGAAATACAAGATCGGCCGGTTGCGCGTAGACACCTGCAGGACCGGAACCTTTTCGTAGCCGGTGACAATTTTCTGGCCGTTCTCCTCTTTGTGCAGCGGAAGCAGCTCGGCGTCCTCCTCTTCGATCGCCCTTGCGCCGTTTAAGTATGATGCGACTGTCGGGCTGTAGCCTTGGACCGGAGTAAATGTCACGGCGAGCTTGCCGTTGCGGTCCAACAGACGGAATCGCAACGTCTCAATCAGCGACAGACCCACCAATTCGTCACACCATGCCATATCCAGCTCGGCGCCTTCTATGACACTCAAATCTTGCGCGTAATTTTTGAAAATACAGACCGATGCATTCGGAGCTACGAACTTGGCCTCTGAGAAGCCATTTTTTATAGTGAAACTTATTGAAGTGACGGAACTCTTCCGCGCCGTCCGCCACTCCGGCGGCATAAATTTCCAAAGGCGCGGCTGCTGCGACTCGATGCTGGTCGCGGATGTCTCGGCAAAGCACCAGACGACGGCTCCGGCCTTGTTATACATCGTTTTGATGATCTCCTTCGCGGCCCATTCCGTTTTTCCGCTGCGGTTTCCGCCAAGGACAAGCAGCTCTCTATGTTTTTCGAGGAGTTCGCTGGCCCTTTTCCATACCGGAGGCTCGTAGCCGTAGCGGAATGGGTCGGCCTTCTCGCGGGCGATCAATTCCTCGCGGGTTTTTAAGTATGTCCAGCCGTCCTCTGGTCCGAGTTTGCTCAGAAGATCGGTGTCGATCTTCATAATCGGATGCTCAGACGGCTGAAACCGTTGTTTCTGTTCGTTCACTCCCTCTGCGCAGGCTCCGCTGCGCTCTCCCCTCTAAAATGTAATGGGCGCTGACTGGTTGACGCGCGGTCCCTCCCAGAACCGATTTGTTAAGCCGTGTCAGCGCCCAAAGTTGCTATGTCTAAAGTCGGATTCTCGGAAAAATGAAACTGGTCGCTGCGGACGTGCAGCGGTTGGCCGGTGGACTCCGGCACAAAAGTCCAAATGTCGTTCGCCATGCCGCCCTGTGGCTGGACGTAGAGCAGCCACGCGGTGCCGACACCGGCGACCTCGGCGCGCATTGGGTATGGTGACCAGCTAATCATTGTCGCTCGATGACCGCCTTAAAGTCCGACACCGGTATGTCTACACACGGCTCATTGTCCGCGGCGCAACGGCCGTTCGGGCGCCTCATATAAATAACAGGATACGCTTTGCGCGTGATATCGAGCGCGTAGATGCCCTCGGTCCATTCGACAATGAGCGTGGTCGGCAGGATCTGGCTGTATTGGGAAAGGCTGACGTATTTCTGCAGGCTCCACCAAAGCGTCGGGTATGCGTCCTTCGAGTTGTAGCGGCGCCGCGCTTCGACCAGACGCTTGGCCACGCCGTTGCGCATGAAGACGGCGTCCACCGGATACGCCTTGCTGCAGCGCTCGATCGTGTAGCCGTATTTGTCGGCGACTTCCTGCAGCATGCGTGCCTCGACCTCGCGGTGTTGTTCAGTTTCAAAATACATAGAGCGGCCCCTGTTTTATGCGGTTACAGGGGCAGGGGTATGAAATGACCAGTCCACAACGACCGCCGCATTCCCTGACGCTCTAAAGTTTGATGGCGCCCCACTGGTCGTGCTCCGTGGGGCTGGGCATACCGGCTTGCTCCGAGGCGCACACCACCATGCGCGCCTGCACGAACCCGCTTTTGCCATCAGAAAATTCATTTCGCTTGCTTGCGCTTGCGCATCTCCGCGCACAACGCATCCGCCTTCTTCTTTGCCGCCGCGGCGACAAGTTTGGTGCGCTGCGTTTTCAGCAGGGCAATGGTTTTGTCGATCTCGGCGATTTCGTCTGTCATAATGCTGTATTTACTCATGAATCATGGCCGGATGGTCATGTGCCAAAGCCCGATCTGGCTAACGCTGTAGCCAAACCAGACCACACCGGCCCAAAAGTTGTGCTGTATGCAAAATTGATCGATGGCCACGGCGAAGTAGAGCAAGCCGACCAAGGCGATGAGGATTGCGGACGTCATTCCATGACCCTCCTCCATTTGTCGCGCCACATGCTGCGCGCCATGACTCCGGCGGCATCGGCGACGGCCTCTTCGCTCAGGTGGGGGAAACAGTCGTGCAGCAACTCATGGACGATGGTGTCCAGCTCGTTGATGCCGCTTTGCCGCGGATCAATGAACACACGGCCATCACCCATAGTGAGTCCGTCCGCTTTTTCGCGGCCGAGCTTCCTACGGATGATGGCTATGTATTTGCGGCGAGGCATCAGGCGGCTTTCTTGTAGCGGAGGTTCGCGTAGTGCAGATCGAGGCGGGCCTTGAACAGATCCCACTCGTTGTCCGAAGAGAACATCCACTCGATGCTGTGATCGTTTGCCTTCTCCTTGCCGATGCGAACAACGGCGCGGCGCTGAACCTTCTGGTCCGGCCGGTTCTCATTCCACAGGCGCTCATAGGCTGCGAGCTGCAGCTTTTGCGACAGGTAAATGCCGCTCGACGTCTTCCAATCGAGCAACACGATGCGGCCTTCCTTGTCTACGGACGGCGCGTCAATCGTGCCGCCAAACAAGTGCGCCTCGCTGACGAGCTGCACTTCCGGTTCTAACACGGTGAGACCTTGCTCCTCCCAGAAGGACAGGAAGTTGGCGAACGCGATGTCCGCTTTCTCGATGTCCGCGGGGGCAAACTCGGACAGGTCCGGCTCCCAGCCATGGAAGAAACACTCAATCTTGAAGTGGGTGATCGTCCCGATGTCGGCCGCGCGGTCGCGAACCTTGCGGTAGTCTTGGTTTTTGTTGCCGAGACCCCATGCCCAGTGGATCAGGTTGCTCTGATCGTCGCCGATCTTGGAGATGGTCGAGGCGCCGACCACTTGCGTGCCGTCTTTGAGGATATATTTCTGGTGCGCCTTTAGCTTTTCCAAGCGTACAAGTTTGCGACCGTCCGCGGTCAGGCGCTCCGGCGCAGGCTCCGCGGCCTTGGCCGAAGGGGAGCGGCGTTTTGCCGCCCCCCTTTTGCGTGCAGTGGTTGCCATGGCTACCACTCGACTTCTTCGTTGTTGGTTCCGGTTTTGACCGATGCGCGAGGCGCCTCAGTCACCTCGAAGCCGTAAGCCTCGGCCGTGCCGCCGCTGCTCCAAGTGACGAGATCCAAAATCTGGACAGCTTTCGGCTGCAGCGTGATTCCGGCGCCGAGCGACGCGGTGTACCAAAAGTATGGAACCACAGCGACCTTGAGCTTGCTCCCGCCGCCGATGTTTTCGTTGGTGATTTGACCAGACGCATCGAACAGCTTCGGCTGGCGTGTGTACGTCTCGCCGTCCTTGCTCTTGCCGGTCGCCCTGACCTTGAGCTTGAGCTGCACCAGTCCGTCGTTCTCGGACCATGGCGCTGCGTGGATCTTGAGCGTGTCCTTTTTCAGCTCGCGCTTTTTGTCGGCAACAAACTCCGAGAACATGGCCTCGATCTGTTTAAGAAACGGCTCCGCGTCTTCGGCGGACATTTCGAGGTCTACTTTGTATTGGCCCTCCTCGGAGAACTTAGTGTCCGGCGAGTTGAGTCTGGGATAGCGAGCAACGCCCGCGGGTGTGGTCAGGGTTTTATTCATTTTGTGTATTTGTGGTTGGTGTTTTTGGTTGGATGGGAAAATCGGAGTGGCGCATGAGTTCGCAGAAGTCCTCGAACGTGAGGGTGACCAGCATGCGGCAGTGATCCTTGCGATGGATCACGGCACAGTTTTTGCGCTCGGCGTCGCGGTAGGCTTGAGCGATAGCCGCATCGAGATCGAAGCGTGCGCGGCCGTGGCGCTTGCACTCGAAGTGCCAATCCGGCAAGCAGGGCACAATCACGTCCGGTGCGGAGATCCCCCAAGATCCCTGCGAGACCTGCGCGCCCCGCTTTGCCGGAAAACCTTCGGCGGTCAATGCTTTGGCAACTTCGCGTTCAAACGAGGCGCCTTTTTGGCGGGAGTTGATCATTCGTTGATGGCCTCCCAGAGCTGCTTATCCGGTGCGTAGACGCTGTTGCCCTCGTCAGTCAGACGCGGCGCGGACACGATGTTGCTGACCGGAGCCTTCGCATCAAATCGCGTCAGGCTGGGGCGCCACGTCATATTGAGCGTGCCGGTGCGTCCGGCCCTGTGCTTGGCGATGATTAACTCCGCGTCCTGCGGCTCCGGCTCCTCGTCCTGCACCGCGTAGTAGGACGGCCGGTGAACGAGAGCGACCAGATCGGCATCCTGTTCGATGCTGCCGCTCTCGCGCAGATCGGAGAGCTTCGGCCGGTTGTCGGGACGGTTCTCCGCTTGCCTGTTTAACTGCGCGGCGGCGACCACTGGAATGCCTAGCTCCATGGCCATGGCCTTTAATCCGCGGCTGACAAATCCGACCTCGTTCTCGCGCGACTTCGCATTCGAGTGCGAGACAAGCTGTAAATAATCAACAAAGATAATCTTCACGCCCCACCTGCGAACGGCCAACCTCGCACGTCCGCGAATGTCCAACAAAGACATGCCACAGCGGTCATCTATGTACAGCGGCTCGCCGGAAAAATCCAAAGCGGCGGAACCGATGCGGCGCTTTCCGGCGTGATCGACAAAACCGTTGCGGACCAGCTCAGTGTTGGTGTTGGCGCGCGACAACACTACGCGAGCGGCCAATTCGTTTGCTGGCATCTCCAGCGAGAAGTAGAGCACCGGCACCTTGCGACGCATCAGGTTGTCCGCGATGTTCATCATCAAGGCCGACTTACCCATGGCCGGACGTCCGGCAATGATGCTCAACGTGCCGCCGCGGAGACCGCCAGTGACTTGATCCAGATCAGCGAAGCCAGTCCTAATCCCCAAGGTCTGCTTGTTGTCCATGAGAGCTTCCAGCTCTTCGAGGAGCGAGGGCACGATGTCGGCCGCGCTGCGCATGCTGTCGGTCGGGGCGCCAAGACTGAGCGACAAAACGCTCTCTCCGGCAGACTGCAGCACCTCGTCGGCGTTCGCAGCCATGTCGTTAGCCGCGGCCTGCATGGCGACTGCCGCGGAGATGATGCTGCGACGGCCGTGCAGATCGCGCAAAGTTTGCGCATGGTATTCGAGCGCGGACAAACCTCCGCACGCTTGCATAAGAAACTCGGTGATAGCTCCGGCGCC